CTACCCCCACTAATACTATTAGCCGCACCATTAACCCAATCAGAACCATTGTATTTAAGTATTTGGTCAACGACTGGTGTAGCAATAACTACATCAGACAGATTATCTAATGCTATCGTAATATCAGCAGAGCCATTAAAACTTACACCTGCAATGTTACGTGCAGTTGCTAATGTTGTAGCTGTTGTTGCATTGCCTGATAATGGCCCTGCAAACCCTGTAGCAGTTAATATGCCAGTATTAGGGATAAAGCTAAGTTTAGTTGATGAAGTCTTTTGAGGTAAATTACCTGTAGTTGTTGTAACCCATGTAGGGTAAACAGCACTAGCATTAGTCGTATCATCAGTAATAGCAGTATTAGTTGCATTAGTCGCAGATGTTGCAGATGTAGCTGTATCTGCATTGCCTGTTAATGCACCTACAAATGTTGTAGAAGTGACAGAAGTTAATCCTGCAAACGTAGTAACAGTTGCACCTAAAGCTACTGCTGTAGAACCTATCGTAACGTTTGAGTTAGTCAATGCGCTATTAGGGATAGACGTTAAACTAGCACCTGACCCACTAAATACTGTTGCACTTAATGTGCCAGTAGATGGGTTAAAGTTATATTTAGTTGATGCAACATATTCAGTTGAAATGCTACCTGTCGTTGCACTTGTAAATAATGGATAACGTACAGCATTAGTTGTAGTGTCATCAGTAATAGCAATTGATGCAGTTGGTGCCGCCCAAATAGGTGCGCTTGCACCTTGAGAAGTTATTACTTGACCACTAGAACCAGTTGAACCTGCTAAAGCTAATGTAGAACTAATATCTAATGTTGTAAATTTCGCAGTAGATGCTGTACTTGCACCTATTGCCATGTTGTTCATATCACCTAAAGCTGTAGGATTGATAGTCACATGACCTGTGCCGGTAGGTGACATTTCAATATGAGCATTAGCAGCGTTCATATTAATAGAACCATCTACAGTACAATTAGTGCCACCACCTGCGCCCCATTGAAAACAAGCAGTACCGCTTAAATTGCGTAATGAACCACCAGCAGAAGTATTAGCATCAAAATATGTGCTTAAAAACTTAGTATTAGCAGTAATTGTTGTGCCTGTAATAGCTGCGGCTGTTGTGCCACCAATAGCTGGTGGTGCAGATAAATCTAATGTGCCACCAAGTGTTAAGCTACCAGTTGATGTAACTGTACCAGTTAGCGTTAATCCGTTGACTGTGCCTGTGCCAGATACGCTAGTGACAGTACCTGTAGTAGGTGTTGCCCATGTAGGTACACCACCTGCAAGTGTTAAAACTTGAGTATTAGAACCTGTTGCTAAAAATGTAGTAGCACCTGCACTTGTTTGATAAGGTACATTACCTATTAAACCACCTGCTAGATTTGTTGCAGTAGTCGCTGTTGTAGCTGAACCTGCTGAACCTGCTGTAGTTGCAGTTGCAGCGTTACCTGTGATTGAACCTACAATAGTATTAGTGACAGTTAAATCAGTTAGTGTGCCTACACCTGTTATGCCTGTATATGAGCCACTTAATCGTGCTGTATCAATCGTACCGCTTGTTATTTGTGTACCAGCAATGGCAATGTCTTGGTCAGTAAAGCTAGTGAGTTGGCCTTGAGCATTAACTGCACCTGTGACTGTTTTACTAGCAGAACCTTTAGTCGCTGCTACAACACCTGTATTAGTAATTGAGAATTGTGAGCCAGTTAATGTTAATCCAGTACCGGCTGAATAAGTACCTGCACCACTAAACTGAACAAATGTAATTGCAGTAACACCTAAAGTACCACCTGCTTGACTTGTGCAAACCCAGCCACTATTAGCTTGAGTTGAACCACTTTCAACAAATGTAAACGCACTAGGCACTTCTGCCCATGTGTTCATATCAGCAGACCTTGCCCATGCAGTAGCACTTGCTACATAAATACCGTTATTAGCTTGAGTAGATTGATTCTTAACTAATACTCTATCACCTGCTACTAGCAATACGCCATCAATTGTTAATAGACCTGATAGTGTCGTGATGTTTGCAGTAGATGCTGTCAGACATGATGCTTTAATGTCTAACCCTTGAGCTACTGCATCAACATAAGCCTTATTAACTATGTCAGTATCAGCACTAGGTGCAGTCGCAATAGAGCCTGTTGTTGTTTGTATATCTGTAAATACACCTGTGCTAGGTGTTGTTGCGCCAATAGTAGAACTATCTATTGTGCTATTTGTAATGTGTAACCCTGTTTGATTAGGGTCAATATTCGCATAAAAAGGTGTACCTGCTGGGCCTATTAACGTGACTAATTCAGCCGTTTCAGTAAAGATACCTTGAACAGGTACAATGTTAATCGTGCTTGTTTTAGCGGTATCATTTGACATTATTAATCTGCTAATGTGGCTGTAATATAAAGTGTATTTGTACCTGTACTAATACCTTTCATATAAAATGGACCTTGAGGTACTGCAATTACAATTGGATAAGTCATTGCTGCTGGTAATACATAACAGCCACTAATACCTGTTGTTGCTACAACTGGCACAGTCACAGTTGAATTATTTGAAAATTCTACACCTGCTATACCAGAACCTGTATTCAATAATTGAACATAGTTTACTTGGTCATTAGTGCTAGGTGTAATAAGTAAAGCATCTGATGCTGTAGTAGTTAAATCCAAAGCGTATGTTCTGCTTGCTAAACGCATTGCTGATAAATTTACCATGATAATTCCTTTAATATACGACCTGCCCAGTTATAGACAGGTCGTAATTTGATTTAGCTGCTTAAATCGTAACCATAAATATATAAATCACCTGTTGCTGCAGCACCTTGTGCTACTGATGTATATAAATATAAGTTTTGTGACGTTACAGCCGTTGTAACAATAGTTGCCAATTGTGCTACTACAGTAGAAGCACTATTTGCAGTTGATGTAGCATTAGCACGAATAGTAGTGCCACTTGCTGTTGGTCCTGTAAAGATACCAATTTCTGCAGTCGTTAAATTGACAGACACGTTAGTTAAAATTGCGTTAGATACAGAGTATGTTGATGCGTTAAGAATTGGCAAAACTGTATCGCCTACAGCGTTAAGATTAACGCCTTTTGCTACAGTCAACAAACGAATAGCTTGATTGGTGCTTAAGTTAGACGGATGTGGATTGTTGGTTACTGCTGGTCCGGGATTGCTCATGATATTTTCCTTTACGTTTAAATAGGAGTGGTGTTACCCACTCCATTGTTACTAAGCTGCTACTCGGCAAGCCAACTCTGGGTACAGAGGGGCCCAACCATACAGCACATCTAAACGAGTCGGAATAGAATCGTTATTGATAGTGTATTGACGAACCACACGCATTGATAAACCAATTTCTTTATCAGATGCACGACCAGCAAAGTGAACACCATCAGGCAACTCTAAGTCGGCTACAGCTAGTGTAAACGCATTACGGTGCATAATAATGTTTTGTGGTGATGTGATACCAGTTTTGTCAAAGAACGCAACAGCTTGTGCGCCTGTGCTTGTTACAGATACGTTTTGGAATTGACCAGCAGTAATAGGTGCAGGTGAAACATTAACTGACAATGTTGTGCCTGTGCCTGATACGTCTGCATTAACTACAAAGTTGCGTAACTTGTTAGTACCGTATGCTTGACGATTTTGTGGGTTGACTGCATAAACACCAGCAATCGTGAACACATCACCTTGTTTCAAACTTACTGCACCACTAGCGATAACAGCGATATTAGCACTTGATGCCCAACCACTTGTTAAGAAACCAGTTGCTGTAGTTACGTTCAATGTTGCTGTACCTGCAAATGAGCCAAATGTGTGTGATACCACGTTTTGGTCCATTTTCCAGTTCATACCAGCAGAGTCACGACCCATCAAACCTTTACGATATTGACTAGAGATAACATCAGCAGGAACGAACAAACCTTTTAAGCTATCAACAATAGTTGCTGATGTAAACGGTTCAACAATACAAGACCTACGACCATCACGTGGTGCGCCTTCTGAATCAAGATAAGCACCAGCAGTTAAGTAGGTGATTAAACCTGTAGGTGGTGTACCTGCAGTACCAACAATGTTTGCAGTATTGTTAGCAGCAGTTACTAAACCATCTCGGTCAATCTTATTCGCAATAGCCGCTACAGCAGGTTTCAATACTCGGTCAGAGAACATATCTAAAGATAGTGCTAAGTCTTGTGTAGTGAACTGTGTATCAACGTGGAATTGAGTTGAAAGAGTAACAGGAACTGATGTTTCGTTAAAATCTTCAACATTCAAAGCAGGACCAGTAGTACCAATGAAACGGCCCGGTTTACGAACATTGACTGTGTTACCGATTTTTGCACCAACTACAGCGAATTGGTCATCATAGTTACGGTCAACTTCTGATGTAAATGTAAGCTCATTCTCTAAAACCATCAACGCTTCATTGGTGATTTTAGAAATGGTTAATAAATTATTAGCCATGATATTTCCTTTATAAAATTAAATAGTGTTTAGCTACCTAATCTTACCAGCTTGTCGTGACTGCTTCCATTGTTGATATGTGCCATGATATTCACCATTGGTGTCTATTCCAGCATCAACATTAGTAGAAGTTGACCTAAGCGGTTTGATAGGCGCAGGTGCTTTACTTCTAGCTACAGCAGGTTTTTCAGCAGTTTCTACATTCTCAAAACGTGCTTCCATCTTTCCTATTTCACGAAGCGCACTAGACATAGACATACTAGATAACTTAACGCCAAGCTCTGGGTTTTCTGCCAAATAATACAAAATTCTTGGCCCAACGTCTGATTCTATAATCGCATCACGTACTTGGTCACTTACTACAACCTCACTTGATGTTATCATTTCCTCATAATCTGGTAACTCTGCTTTAGTAGCATCTATACGTTGTTGCCATGTTTGCATGACTTTACTACGTTCATCTGCTACTTTACGTTCTGCATCTTGCTTATCTCTGTTTCTTAGTGCATTTTCAGCCGCATATTCTGCTAATGCTTTTGCGTATTCAAACGCATCAGTAAACTGTGACGGTTGTGGTTCTACATTCTCATCAACAACTTGAGGTGCTTCCCTTTTTTCGTACTCACTTAGTCTAGCTTCTAGTGCTTCTCTAGCTTCACGTTCTTTAGCCAATGCTTGATTAGCCTGTTCACGTTGCTTAGTCAGTTCACTAAACCGCTTTTCTAGTTTAGGGTTAGACTTCTTTTCTTCTGTTGCTTTAATCTCTTCTTGTCCACTCTGTTCTTCTGTTTCAACTGGCTCTGTAGGAGTTTCCTCTACTACAGCCACATCTTGAACATCATCAGCTAGACCTAACCTATTTGCATAAAATTGCTCTGCATTTTCACTTGTTAATACACTTCCTGCTTCTTTTTCTGACATGGAATACTCCAAGAGTTTTACCCAATGAACCCATTGGTAGGTTTAATGCTAATTCTATACTTATATCTTTTGTTTGTGCAACTATTGATTACATATCTTCTTTTGTAGGGTAATCACCAGC